ACATATTTGATACCGAGTTTTTTTGTATATTTTCTCAGCCTACCATATGTATCTAGTTTCTTCTCCATCGGGGGCATCAATGATCCGATGCGCCCTGTATTAAATGCCTGTTTTATCTCATGGATCTTACAGTACTCTCTGTAACTGTACTGTTTATTCCGATTAGGTAATCCGAGTCCTCCTAAGTACTGGGGGACGAACCAAGGTAGTTTTAATTTTGAGAGATTAGATTTCTGGTAATAAAGGAACAGCTCTAAAAGTTCTTGACCATTTTTAATGAGTTCATGAGCTTTTGGTCCCAGTCGATGTGCCTCATCCCCATTTAATATGAGGTTGAGGTTTACAAATGGAACTTCTTCAAGGGTATAATCATCTTGAAGACAATAGAACCGACTATTCATCGTTAAAAAGACACTACTAGAGTAGGTCTTTCCAACAGATTCTTTAAAACCATAATGTTGAACAATTTCTCGCCAATAAAACGGATAATCTGGACATTTTTCCCTATCATAAGTGGAGACATTATCATCTCCATTAATCTGGAAGGGCATTCCTCCTTGTCTAGTGACCTTTTGTACGTGACGTATGGCACAATAGTTAGCAACACAAAGGATGACAAATGATAAGATGCTTCCCATCAATTGTCCTCTCTTTTGTTCATAGAATCCTGCATCCTCCCCATAGCTCGAATCTAATTCGTAGATATGTCCGGTTAATGCTCTGAAACCTAGCTCAGCTAGGTCATCGGGGATTTCTAAAACTTCAACTATTGTCTCCCATACAACTTCAGAAACGAAAGAAAACATCTCGTCAGTTGCGGCGGAGTAATCACCACTATGAAACACTGTACTAGGTTTCATGAAGCCGAAACAATGGGTCACTTCATCTTGATCTATCGGTTGCCCAATAAACCTGAAGTTCGGGTGGTTACGGAGAAATGTGTGTAGCTTTTTCTGGATTGGTTTAAGAACATGATAAGTTAGAGGAGGTCCTTTTGAGATTACGCGTACCTCAGAGGTTCCGGTAATCCAACCACTTTAACAAATGGGTCTTCTTTGAGAGCTAACTCTCTAAGAATGTCCATTTCACACCGATGCTCAAGTTTAACTTGGAAATCATCCACAATCACGGCGTCTTCCTCTTCGGGAAGCTCCATCCTCTGTCCTCGGATATCTTCTGTTGGTCGATTTCTCACTTCTACAGGCTCTCTCAACAAGAGATCTGGAGAAAAGGGATCCGTACCATATAAGGTCGATACCTCTGAACAGGGGCTGAGTCCCAGATCTTCGATCTGGCCCAATGTCCCATATTGTGAATTGGTTTTTACATAGTTTGCATTACTACTCCCTATAAAGGGTTCGTAATACTCACTATATGAAAACTTTCTGCATCTACGGAAAAGCTCTTTCGTTGTTTCTCGAATATGCTTTTCGACGGTGGTTCTCTCTATCTTATATCCTCCCAGAATCGCTCTAAGAGGTTCTTCATGTTCTGTACTCATTATCTTGACATTTTTTATCTCAGCTGCGCGGACAAGTTTATTATCAACTGCTGGCATTCCACCTTTATAGAGGAGATTCACAGCTAACTGTACTTTTTCTGTACGTGTTAGTTTAGAAAAGAATCTATAAAAGGGTCCACCAAAAATGAAGCCTGGGGTCTCGACTCCATCAATCATAATAAAAGGACATTCCGGCTGCGGTTGATCAAGACACTTCGATGCATGGCTGGTGATATAAAACTTTATCAATTTATACCACTCCATCTCTCGAGATCTACAGCTACAGAGAAGAAAGGTTTTAGCAAAGGCTTCGTTCTGTCCTTTGCTTTTAGAATCGAAATTAAATCCCATCAGTTTGTACACCAACAAGATGGATTTCAATCCTGCGAAGATCGCTTCGAG